CTGTCACAAATCACTGGGATTATTGAAGCAGTTGTGGTAGAGGAAGCAAGTGGAATTTAGTTTTAATGATATCATCGACATACTTGACGGAGAAGAATTTGAAGAGCGTCCAGTTGATCTTCGCACGTTTGTTACAAGCCAAGACTACCTAGGACTTCCACCCTTATCAGACTATCAATATACTTTAATTGAAAAGTCATCTCAAATTTATAAAGAATCAACACTCATCAAGCTATTTGGCGAAGATGAAGGCAAGCGTATGTTTAAGCAGACGTGTAATGAAATTATTGCTCAGTTGGGTAAAGGATCTGGTAAAGACTACACTGCTACAATTTCTGTGGCGTATCAAGTGTATTTGCTGCTATGCTTAAAGGATCCAGCAACATATTACGGTAAGCCTCCTGGAGACTCGATTGATATTCTAAATATTGCTATTAACGCACAGCAGGCAAACAACGTTTTCTTTAAAGGATTCAAAACAAGAATCGATAGGTCTCCATGGTTTTCTGGTAAGTATGAATCAAAGGCTTCCGAAATGAAGTTTGATAAAAATATTACTGTTCATTCAGGTCACTCTGAGCGTGAAGCATGGGAAGGTTATAACGTAATCACTGTTATCCTTGATGAAATCTCAGGCTTTGCTATTGAAAGCACATCTGGACATGATCAGGCTAAGACAGCTGATGCTATCTATGATATGTATCGTGGATCTGTTATATCTCGTTTCCCAGACTTCGGAAAGATCATTCTTCTTTCTTTTCCAAGATTTAAAAATGATCCAATTCAAAAGTTTTATGAGTCAGTTATTTCACAAAAAGAGGTTATCGTTAGAAGCGAAACTTTAAAAATGGACGAAGATCTTCCAGACGGAATAGAAGGAAATGAAGTCACAGTAGAGTGGGAAGAAGACCACATTATTTCATATGCAATTCCTAAGACATATGCTTTGAAGAGACCGTCATGGGAAGTAAACCCAACCAAAAAGATTGAAGATTACAAGGTAGAGTTTTATAAGAATATGCAAGATGCCCTTGGTCGTTTTGCCTGTATGCCACCAGAGATGATTGATGCGTTCTTTAAGTCTCGTGAAAAAGTTGAGAAGGCTTTTAATAATGCAGCTATGGCAGTAGATAAGTTTGGTAGACTTGAAGAATGGTTCCAGCCAGATCCAGAAAAAGAATATTTCCTGCACGTTGACTTAGCTCAAAAGCATGACCACTGTGCCGTTGCAATGGCACATGTTGATAGATGGGTTAACATAAGAGTTACAAATGAATATTCTCAACCAGCACCAATTGTAAGCGTTGATGCAGTAAGGTATTGGACTCCGACTCCAGATAAATCAGTTGACTTCACAGAGGTTAAGGATTACATATTGTCTTTAAAGACTCGTGGATTTAATATTAGAGTATGCACGTTTGACCGCTGGAACTCTCATGACATGATGCAACAGCTAAGATCGTATGGCATTAATACAGAAATTCTATCTGTTGCTAAGAAGCATTACGATGATATGGCTATGGTTGTAGCAGAAGAAAGATTGAATGGGCCACACATACCTTTATTGGTAGACGAATTGTTACAATTAAAAATTATGAGAGACAAGGTAGACCACCCAAGAAAGGGTTCAAAGGACCTTGCAGATGCTGTATGTGGATCTATATTTAATTCAATTAGTAGATCTAGAATAAAAGCAGATAACGAAATAAGAATTCACACATATGAATCAATGTCATTTGATAATGATTTTGGACATAACGCAGATGAATCGATTAATTTAATTAGAGCGCCAAAAATGCCAAACGATTTGGCTTCAGCAATAGAAGGAATGACGACGATATGAGCATATACCAAGAGCAAGCTAAAGAATGTAAGTGTTGTGGCAAGCATGTTCCGCTGCCAACAACTTTAAAAGAGTATAACGGATTAATGCTATGCCCTACCACTTTTGCAAATGTGGTTGAGTATAAAAGAATCTGGAAGACAATGGGAGTAAGACCATCTGGAAATATTAGAAAACATTTTTCTGATTACGTTCAGCAACTAGTCGAGACTACTATTGACAAAAATGAAGACGGAACGTTACAATAGATACTTGGCAACAGTAGCCAAGTTGGTTAAGGCCCCGAACTCATAATTCGGTTATTCGTAGGTTCAAGTCCTACCTGTTGCACGAGAAAAGGTATAATTATCTTATGAATGAAGACGATATGGATGCAGACATGAAG